TCAGCGCAAGCCAACTCAACGACAACAATCAGGTGCGAGAGTCACGCGCTATCGAGCAGGACGCTGACGCTCTTCTGTTCATTGCTGACGATGGGCTGAAGGTTGGCAAGCTACGCAACGGCAGACGAGATGTAGTCCTTCCCCTGCGCCTGAACGGGCAGTATCAGGAGTTCGTCTAACCCCATACAGCCAACATCTTCCACCAAACCGCGCCAGATACCCTCTAGATTGCCCCAGAATCGCTCACACAGCGTCTGGGGCTTTCTTGTGGGTGTTGACCCCATATTGGGGGTCAAAGCGATTGTAGGGCATTCTGGTGCGAAGTAGGAGTTGGGATGGAAATCAAGGGGATTGGATGGGAATAGGGACTGGGAATCGTTCCCGCTTTCGCACAGAGAATCACAAACACGCACGCGAGGGTCGATCACCACCACCATATCTTGTGTTCGCCATGCTACTCAACACGGCAGCATGACCGGACTCCGCACCCAATCCCGTGGAACACCGATAGATACTGGGGATTCCCGTGGAACAGGAGTCAATATTACTAACCTTGTCACCGCTTGTAACAATAGGATGGGGCGGGGGGGGTCAGTTTTTTCTGGGCGCAAAAAAAGGGGGAGCGATTAACCCCCCCTTCAAAAATTGCCCAAAGTGGAACTTACACTAGCCTAGCCTCGTACTCACTCATCCACTCGTTTTCCTTGTTGCGGATGAACTTCCCCTTGCCCGGCCAAGCTGTCTTGCCCTTGAGCATGAGGTGCAGGAGTTGCTGCGAGATTCGGAAGAACTGCGCGGCCTCGGTGGTTGTACTGAAGGTGGTCTCTGACCTGTCTGGGTTTGTGACGATGACCTTGCGAGCCTTGGCGTTATTTGCGCCCTGTTTCGCCAGTGACATCTTGCGCTTGGTATCGTCGCTAATGACTCTGGATTGCATCATTTTCGACATGGACTCACGGAACTCTGGGTCTTGCCACCTTGCCACCATGTCTGGTCTTGCGTGCGGGCCGAATGCGTTCTGTGAGATGTTTGCGATAACCCACAGGTTGGATTTTGCAGCCTCGTCTAGCAGGGCTTGCTCTGCGTGGCGCAGGATGGTGCGTAGCTCGTTTGGGCAGTCTACCGGGGTGATGTACTGGTGAGGGATGAACGAGAAGTCCTGTGACCCGTCGAAGGCTTGCTGGAGATTTTGGTTCGGGTGGATTCCCCGCTCAAGGTCACGCTTGTGAGCGGACTTCCTTTGTTGGAAATTTGAGCTTGATCCGATGTAAGCGGTGTTGCCGCATTTGACGATGTAGGTTCCACAATTGTTGGACATGCGATGATTGTAACAAAAGGAGTCTTATTGTCAAAAGTAAAATAACTATTCCCGCTCACGCGCATTTCCCCATTCCACCCCCTCCAATCCCCCCGATGTTCCCGACTGGGAACTTGCCAAGTTGGCGTTCCCCCTGCAATTTGACGCTACCACCCCGCGCCTCTGCAAGAGCGTTTGGTACTCGGCACGCGAACCCGTGGGTGGCACTTTACTTACGCTTGACTTATGGCTCCTGCGGTTGGGATCGAACCAACGACCTAGCGATTAACAGTCGCTTGCTCTGCCCCTGAGCTACACAGGATAAAAAGCAACCTCCCTTGGTGCGCATCGTAGAGAGGCGTGGGAGGTGTTGTTGACTGGATGGTAGTGGTTGGCTAGCACCCTGTCAACTCCACAAGTTCCCCCTTGACGCATGGCGATTCCCTCCGCATTTGGGAAGCATGCCCGACACAGTGTCGGCTTTTACTATTTACTACTATGGCTAGTTCCAATGCATACGACCTTCAGGGTCAAGGTGGTGGTCAGGTCTATAGCTCAACGGATGGTGCTGTGACCGGGCAGTTCCGTTGGGTTCAACTGATCAACGACACCACATTTAGCGCGTTCACCGCAGCAAACCTCACCAACTCCAGTGCTCGCATGGCTGGGGTTTCGATTCCTGCTGGCGTGGGGATTGGTGGGTTGATCACTGGTTTCACTGTGACTACTGGTTTGGTTATCGCCTACCGCGTTTAATGTCGCAGTTCCGATCCACTGGTGGGTTAGATGACGCGATTGCCGCCGATGGTGATCGTGGATTCTTTGGTGTAAACCAGAGATTGCAGCTTAACCAGTTGGAACCGGGTGAGGTAAGGGAAAGCCTCAACGGGCGCATGGAAGGCTTCTGGAGGCCGCGCAAGAGCGTGGTGTCTGTTAGCCCTGTGCTGACTACTGGAGGCACTCCGTTGAATCTTCCGTTCCACATCCTTCCAAGCCCATTCTACTTGGCTATTACCGCTGTGTCGTATACCGCGAATGTGGTAACGATTACCGTGGTTGGACATGGGTTGGCTATTGGGGTGGCTGGCAACCTTACGGTTAGCGGTATCACCTTTACTGGTACGGACAACAATGGGGTTAAGGCTGTGACTGCGGCTACCGTGGACACATTGACCTTTCCTGTTACTGGGGTGACTGCCGTGGCACTAGGAGCAACTCCAAGGATTACACAGATCAACATTAACGATGCCGCTGCTAGCGATGTGTTGGCGTCCTGCATGTTCTCTGACCCTAACGAGTCCAACAAGGAATACATCATCGTTGCGCTGGAGACTCTGGCGAAGAAGATTGACCTTTCTACGACACCCTACACAGCAACGACTATTCCGTATCCTGTGGGAGCCACCGTTGGGAGCAACTGCGATATGTTGCAGTGCTTTGACAAGGTGATGATCATGCGGGATGGGCAACAAGCTCTTGAGTGGTATCCTAACGGCAGGGCTATTCTTTCTGCGTCATCCAACGCGACCGCTAGTCCAAATACCGTGGTGACAATGAGAGTTCGTGAACACGGACTTACGGCTGGGTCATCCGTGGTTATCGCTGGGCTTACTAGTGGCACTCCTCCTAATGGAACATTCACGGTGGCAACAATCGTCGACCAAGACTCATTTACCTTTGTGGCATCTGGGATTTCTACTAGCACCACATTTGTAACCACGGTAGCCACCATGACTGATGGGTTCACCCTGTCCCCCGGTGGTGCTTACACCCAGCCACAGGTTTTCAACATCCAAGCCAAGGATGTCGATGTAGTTAGTGGACTTGTTTCTGCCAAAGTTGTTGGGAATACGACAATTTTTGCTGGTGATATAATTATCGTTTACTCAACAGCTACTGCTGATTTTCAAGCCATGCTTGGTAATTCCTACCAAGTGGTAAATGCTACCACCACGCTTATCGAGTGGTATGCCCCTATCGGGAACTACAATACCTCTTCATCTGATATATTTGAGTTTGGCGGAAGGTTCTCCGTGGGCGGTGGATTCATGCACCAGCCGGGTGCGCCTTGGGCTACCTACTTCCAGCGCAGGTTGTTCGTTCCGTTCTACTACTCCCAATCTGGCACTTTTAGCGCACCAGTCTACACCAGCAGGAAGATTTCCGACGAGATCGCGGTTTCCGACCTACTGGACACTACGACCTTCGACCAGATCGAGAATCAATTTCGTATCACTGGTGGTACTGCTGATCATGTGGTTGCGATGCACGGGTTTTATGACGATGCTTTAGTGGTATTGAACCGTAATAGCATCCACCTTGTGGCCCAGACCCAAGGAAGCCTGTCTGACACCGTGGTCAAGGAACTTACTGGTGAGGTTGGGTGCTTGGCTCGCAAGACGGTGGTCATGCAGGCTAACAACATGCTATTCTTGGCCGACGAGGGCATTTACGGGCTGACCTTCCTTAACGATTACAACCTTCGTGGCACGGAGGAACCGCTTTCCAAGAACATCCAGCCGTATATCGACCGCATTAACAAGAATCTTGCGGGTGATTCGGTAGCGGTCTACTTCAACAACCGATATTACATCGCAGTTCCGCTAGATTCTGTGGCTGGAGGTAACGATGCCCGTGGAAATAACTCGGTTCTGATCTACAACTTCTTGAATAAAGGATGGGAGTCGCTTGATACCTATGGAGATTCTAGGTTTTTGATCAAGAACTTCATCACGGCAAGTGCTGGGGTTCGCAATAACCTGTATGCCGTTAGCGCAAATGGTGGCTTGCACCAGATTGACGCTTCCGACTCGTCCGTAGACCGCTTGAGCGTTACGAATGAAAGCACAGATGTGGTTACTCCCACAATCAACTCGTATGTGACTAGCCGTGGGTACGACTTTAAAACACTTGAGCGCAAGAGGTTTACTGATGCCCAAGTGCAAATGCAGAATTTGTCTGGGGAAACTGGCGAGTATGACATTGCGTTTGCCACAGAAGACCCAGACTCGGCAGAAAGCATTGGAACTACCACCACATTCCTTGGTGGTCAGATTCTATCACCTAGCACCGCTGGTGAGGCCGAAACCGCAAGCATCCGATGCAGACTTGGTGGACAGCGCGGCTATACTGGGACTATCACATTGACAAGGACTATCGGTTCACCTAAGATCCACTCTATTCA